TATCTCCAGTGTAATCAGAACAATTGCTAGGGGATTTAAAGCAAGGCCCATTTCCTGTTAATAAGTTTGAAACAACTCTATATGATCCAGCACCTTCAAAAATTCTATATCTACCATAGCCACCGCCACCGCCGCCATTGCTAACTTGGTATACAGCTCCTGGGAAGTAAGTTGGGTTGCTATAAACCGATCCCGTAGAGTATAAACCTCTAAACGCGTTGCTACCAGTGCCCCCTCCTGTCGATTGTAGAGTTCCTAAGCCGGAACCAAGGCCTTTTATATCACTAGCAGGCCCCCAATTTCCCCCAGTGGGTTTGTATTCTACATAAAAATTACCAAGATGATAACATTCCATTGTACCATTATAAGGTATTGTTTGGTTAGCATCATCCCAGCACATATCTAATCCACAGTTAGCCTCGGCTGTTATCATTAGCCTTGAATTTGCAGGTAAATCTATTAATCCAATATCACCGCCGCAGGACGTGTCTGAGTTGCCAAGCGTATTTACTGTGTCATAGTGAGAAAAAGAACCATTTGATCCAGAAGGGCATCTTGAGGTTTGATCATCAAAGCTAACTACAATTTCGGAATCACCTCCACCGGGGCTGCTGTTTTGTAGTACTCTAACGCTTTCACCTATGTTATACCCACTTCCTGGATTATTTACTGTTACCTCTAATATACCGCCGCCATTCAATGGTGTATCCGCAACTATGTCAAAAGTTAGCCCAGAACCATTGCCGCTAGACCCTCCAGTATAAGCTGTTGGAAGATTAGTTGCTGTTGTGTAATCGCTTCCTGCGCTTAAAATAGGAAAACCATTTAAAACTTCCGCAGTAGCGTTCCATTGTAAAGTAAAATTATCTCCGTCGTATGATTCACCAAGCGGAGCCCCATTGCAAATATCCGTGAACGCTTCTGGAACTTCCACAAGCCCATAGTTAACAACTACATTGCAGGTATCAAATAAGAATCCCGGTCCACCTGCCGCGTCTATTACTTTTATAGACAACGGGTAAGAGCCTGTTGGGTTGCCGTTAGCTAAAACTAAATTACCAGTTGATGCGTTAATATCAAACTGTATATTTGTTCCGGAAATAATTTGACTATTAGTTCCATCGCTAAAACTAAATATTAAGTCTAAAGCATTTCTAGCTGCATCGTTGGTGCCATTAGTTGCAGTAAATGTAAATAAATTTGTAACTCCTGGTAAAACATTTAATGCCCCTGATTGAGCAACGCTACAATTTGTTATTGTAGGCTCGTTGTTTTGTAAACTTCCTTGAAAAAATACTGCAAGCTTGTCATCTGGAAAGCTAGCCTGAGCCACATTAAAATTAAAACTATATGTTTCTACCGTAGTCGCATTTGGGCCATAATAAAAAGGATTTACTATTTTTATTCTAAAACCATAACCGGGGTCTCCAATATTGCCGGGCCCTGTTTCAACCGCGAAATCTGCAGTTCTGTCAATACCTGTGCTACTTGTAACTACAAAGTCGGTGAGAATACAGTTGCTATCTGTAAGCCCGCTTTGTAATATAGGCTGAAATAAATCAGTAACATAAGGCGAATCTGCTGTGCCGGTTCCCGTGCCAATACCGCTTGGATCTTGATTTTCAAAATGAGTATAAACAGGAGGAGTTATATCTATTGGTGCCTCCGTAGAGGTTGAAATTAATTCATTTAATCTACCTAACCAGCCCCAGGTAGATGTTTCCCAGTATATTTCCAAATTAGACATTGTGGGTTCTGTTTCGTAAACAGCTAAGATTGGAAATTCTGGATCGCCGTATTGAACATTAGCGTTTGGCACAGTTCTTTGGTCTCTTTGCCCTATAGCTTTATCTGTAGATAACCGTACTAAATAAGGATTAGTTTCATTTTGGTATATACTTAAACTTAGCCTAGAAGGGTTATTATCCAGCCCCGTAGGTGGATTTAAATTTTTTTCTTCTGGAATTTTAACTAGGTTTAAACCTTCGGCTATTTGATCGGCGCTATGTGATTGCCTTGCCGGAAAAAACTGTGAGTTATAAGGTTTAACCGTAAAATCGTCATTTGTTACTCTGCCATATAAAGAAACGCTACTTCTATATTGTTTCTGCTCTGGACCTACCTCTTCTAAATCTCTTGGTAATTTATTTATATTATCAGAAAATAAAGTTGTAAATGCCGTTGAATCACCTTCAATCGCAGGCTGTACGGGAGGGCCTAAGCTATTTCCAGGTACAAAATTACTATAGCTTAAATCATATAGTGAATATAAAAATGAGCAATCATTGTTACTCCCGGATTGTATTACGGTTAGTACATCGCCAAATGAATAACCAGATCCAGGGCTACTTATCGATACGTCTGTAACAACACCAGTTCCCGTGTCTGTTTGAATAGTAACAGTTAAACCTGTACCAGCTCCCCCTACCGTAGGCAATGCTGCCGCATTTGAATAATTTGTTCCAGGGTTTTGAATGGCCGTTTGGCTAGAGCCAGCTGCAATTGCTATTGGCCCCGCTGGATAACTATTAATTATTCCAGGAAGATATATATTATAATATGACTGCTCTTGCTGTTTTACTACAACTTTGTATGTATACCAACCTAAAGGGTTCATTGCACTTGAAGTATATTCATCATAAGAAAAAACGCCTGGTGTTCCGGTGCCAACGTTGTTATCTAATAAATTACTTCTATTTGAAACAATTGGTGAATTAAATAAAACTTTAATAGAATCTCCAGGCCATTCTAATATTGATGACTCATTTAATTGTTGCCCTGGTAGCTCTTCTGATCTGTAGGGCGCGTAGAATGTAGATCCACCATAATTTATACCTTGGGATATTATTGCGTCTGCTACTTCAGAAAGTATAGGTGATGATGATCTTCCGTATCTATCAGCTAAAACTATAGCTACCTCATAATTTCTATTGTGCTTTACAGTATGCTGTGGATATTCTATTATTGACGTATAGCCTTTGTCTAAATTATCTTCACTTAAAGCGTATTTGTCACTAAGCGCTACGTTGTAGTTTAATGTTTTTGGTGGCGTTAGTTTATTTACATAATTACCATAAACAATTCTGTTGCTTATAACCTCTTGAGTTTTTGCTCTTGGTGGTATTTTATCATATACTCTAACTAAATCTTTTTCAGGTAAAGTTCTAAAAGGTTTTCTAACTTGATAATCATATTCAAAAAACTTAGCGTTAGCCTGGCTTGTAATTTCAGCTATGTCAATTTTTTCAAGTACCTGTACTGATAACGCGTCTGATTCTTTATATAATATTTCAATTTCTTTAACATGCATAAGTGATTCTAGCTGATCACATTGCATGAAATTATCTTGATCTGGAATATTGGGTGACGCCTCTAATGGAAGCGGCATAGGTATTCTTAACAGTATGTTGTTAACTTTATTTTCCATAAACTTAACAAGCGTACTGGAAAAAGCTTCTTTTTCGTCACCTTCTAAAAAATATCCATCTTGCTTAGGAATAAAAGCTGCTTGTGTAAAAGGAGCCATTAGAGAATATTCATTATCGTCAAATTTAAATCTATAGCTAAATTTAACAAACTTGTCTTCTAAAAAGTCGGGATCACCTGCGTAGTTAGGATTATAATAAGGATTATCTGTTGTGCCATCTGGCAATTTTTCACTTACTACGTCACGCATTGTTGTTTCGTAGCTTGGCCCATTAATATGTTCAGCGTCATCGTATTCTTTCCATAATTGGATAGGTGTTATTGGCGCATATTTAGCTACACTTATGTGATCTTCGTTTTTATAATAACCCCAATTATTTGTAGCGTGCTGGAGTTCATCCGTAAAAGTGTTTGAAATTGCATTAGATATATTTATTTTTCTTGGCTGGTTTCTATCATCAGTCCAAAACAAAAGATCCTCTAATATATTAGCGTTAAGTATTTTTTGTGTTGTAGATAAATTTAACCACGCACCCTCAACTAATGCCTTTGGGGCTATACTCGGTGTAGAAAGGTTATATTCAAATATTGCGCATTGTCCTCCATTTGGATTTGCAATTGAACAATAATTACTTAGTTTATCAAAAGAAGTGTCAGTATAATTTGTTGCAAATAAATAAACCTTATCAGTATTTTGATTTGGCTCAACGCCTATTATAGTTAGGCTTGGCTTTATTGTTAGCACATCACCATTTGCTATAGTTTCCGAGGGAGTTGTTATAATTAAACCTCCACCATATCCGCTAACATCCAATACCGTTGCTATAGGGTCTTGTGAGGTTGATGAAAATACTTCATACCCAACAGATATTCTATAATCACCATTGCTAACCCCAACATCTGAAATATAATCAAATGTATCTCCACTAAGATTTGAAATAGTTATAGTAAATGATGGCAATAACTTTGCTATTTGACCATTACCTAAAATATCCTCTAAAGCACCTACATCATCGCCTTCTGATCTACTGACCGCAATATTAAGACCTTCTCTATATTCTCCATTTGGAACCAACCTATCATCTAGGTCTTGGTTCATTTTAGATTTTAAAAAAGTGTTTTTAGCTTCAGCCATATTAATGTTTAATTATTTTAGATTTATTTCGGAACACTTGTGTTATTTCCTCAATCTTAATATTTGAAAGCCTTATTTTAGCATTTCTCATTTTAGCGCTTTTATCGCGCTTAAATCTTTGAACTATATATTCGGGTTGCCCAGCTCTAGTTGATACGATAGAATGGCTTATATACGCATATAAAGCGTCTTCCGCTAGCTTTGGAATCTTAATGTCATCATCATATGCTAATCCGTCAGATATATACTCAAATGTTATTAATTTGTTTACTAAATCACTTGAAAAAGATATTTTGTTTGTTCTATGATCTATATTAAACCACCCGTTAACTTGAGTTGTTTCTGGTGTTAATCCATATCTTTGGCCAGCTCCAATACGGCTATAATCCCATTGATTAATATCCGCGTCAATAAAAGCTTGATTATAAGCCCCTGTTATTTTTTTAGTGTCATTAGACTTCCATCTTTCCTGAGTTATCGATGTTGTTTGAATATTGTTATCAAACCCATCTTGCACTGGTGTACCGTATGCATCTTGCAGTGGAATATCCGTTGGAACACTAGTTAGTGTTGTCGGGTATATAGGATGCTTTACGCCTAGCTTATCAACCCAAGAAAATTTTACGTAATTAACATAGTCTTGAGGTATGGGTACAGAAAGATTATTTGGAACTGTTAATTCTTGCGTTTTAATACTTTTTAAAATATCATAGCTGAATTCTTGTAATCCGCGTTTGGCATGAAACAATATGTCAAACTTTTTTGCAGTCTGTATAACTTTACCGTCACCAACATAACCTACAATATAGTTATCTACTAAGTCTTCTAACGTTATATATGCATAACTGCCATAATTTTGTTCTACTGTATTTCCAAATGCATCTCTATTGCCATACTGTCCTCCTGTTAAAGATTTCAATTGTATAACGAATATATCATTTTGGGCAGGCTTCACATTGAAAAAATCAACGGTGCTTTGGATTAAACCATCAGCACTTTCTATTACCCTAATATTATATTGATTTACCCATTCAGTAAATGTGGCGCCTCCATCTGTACTATTGTATACCTTAAAATTATTTAATGGATAATAAGGGTCTGATTGCTGCCAAGAGGTATTTGAACCCATAGAAAGTGGCGTGTCGAATGTAGCTGTCGCACTTTCTAAATCTCCTGCGGTATTTTGAAAATGTTGCGATCCCGCGTAATATTGCCTATTGTTTTCAGTGATTAACCCCATTTATTAAGATTTTGCGTTAATTTGTTCTTTTTGTATTTCTGTGGCCGCTGCTTGCACTATTTGAGGGTCTCTAATTACAACCCCTGCATATAATAGTATTCTCATTATAACATTTGCCTGTTCGCTTATATGTAAATCAAAATCAACACTTGTTGTAGGGTCATATATATAAGCACCTATATTTGGATCTATATTAAAACTCCATAAGCAATCTTTTGGCGTTAATAGTAAATCAGCTTTAACCCCGAGAGGCTTACCTACGTAGCCTGCAGCATCAGGATCTGGTAAAACTTTTATTTTAAAATTATGTGTTGTATAGGAGGTGCCGTTATAATCTGGTAAGTTATATATATAATATACAGGATTCTTTTTAGTTGGAGCCGTTAAACGCGATCTAGATATTTGATTGCATTCTTTTTTTGTGACTCTTTCACACACAGAAGAAAACTGGGCTGGCGCAGGCGTATTTGCATTAAGGAAACCCTGCACATTGTAACTTGCAATTACATTGCCTATTTGCCTAATATTTCTACCATTTAATATTGTTGGTGAATCTATGTAGTGATATGGCACTTGCTCCCCTGAAGAAGATGCGGAAGCATATGAAAACTGGGCATCATAGTATATAAGCCCATCAATTTTTGTAAGTGCGTTTTCGTAAGCGTTAAACCATTCAGTATCATTTTGAACATTTTGCTGGTTCTTTCTATTAAATTGATCAGCATTTGGAAAATAGCTATTATATATTTCTTGCTGCACCTGAACCCCTATATTGTTAAATTCGTTAGGTGTCATATAACCGCGCTGTTCTTTATTCAATATTAATAAGACTGTTTGGTATACTGTGTTTACGTTTATCACTTTTAATATTTTTTTTAATATAAAGCCCACCCTAAGATGGGCCTATATTAATTATTACATGTTATTTCAGCTTTTTCTCTATAGACCTGTAAACTTCAACACCTTCGTCGGTTTTAAAGAATGCAGCCATCGCTGAATATGGATTTTCATCAAAAGGTACTGTCATTAACTTAGCACCGTTGCTTGCCCACTTAAATGTTCTTTGATCTGGAGATAATGCAATGATACCCTCTTCTCTAGCTACAATAGCTATATTCCTTAGTTGTACGTTTTCATCATTTGCTAATTTTAAAAACAATACTGGGTTTCTTTTAGCAAAAAGCATAATGTCTCTTTTAAGTTCTTTTGAAGTCATATCACTTACTTTAGAACCAATCTCTGTTCTCATTATAGCCTCAGCCATGTCTATCTCTATTTCTCTTGCTGCATTTAATGCATCAATTTGAACATCTAAAAAGTCCAGCTCATCTACAGCATCAGCAACCTTATCCATTTCTTCATATCTTTTTCCTTTACCTGGATGATATAAAGATAAAAGCTTTTGTAAAGCTTGCTGTTCTTTCGGAACGTTTAAGACTCCGTCCTTAAATACGATGTGCCCTAACGTACACTCCCCGTTTTGTTCTTTAACAAATGCAGAATCTTGATTAGTAGCATATCTTATTTCGTGCTGTGTATTAGCTTCTTTATCCCAATATAACAAAGGGAATCTTCTAGAATGTCTAGATTGTAATGTATAAGTTAAAGGGGATTTACCGTGTAGTAAATAATAATTACGGTCTTTAAATTCCCACTCTGGTTTTTGAGGCTCTTGTTTTTTAGCCTTAGTCTTTTTTTGAGGCGCAACCTCAATAGTTTCTTCTGCTTTAGCTTTTTCTGCCATGATATAATAAAATAAAAATGTTAATAAAAGTAATAACTACCCCCGTTGATAAAACGAGGGTAATTACTACAAGATAATTTAGACTATACAGTGAACAATACGAAATTGTTTGCTCCTTGTACACATAAACATCTTTCTGATAAGAAGTGTACTTCCATCGCGTCTAGATCAGACGTAGCAGCACCAACAGAACCAGTTACCCAATTCTTCATTCTTCGGTCATCAGCTTGTGATGCTCTGTATCGAACATGCAAGAACGGACGACGAATGTTAGTACCTAAAATTTGATCGTAAACAGTAGAAGTTCCAGCTGGTACTAAAATACCTTGGATGTCTCCAACCTGAGAAGAAGTTAATCCGTCGTTACCTCCACGAGTAGAAGCGTCGTTTAGATATTTCCAGTCAGTCTTGTAGAAGTCATAAGAACCTCTTCGGAAACCGCTAAAACCTAAGTTTAATGCCATTTCTTCAGAGTTTTCAAATACTCCAAAAGAGCTACCGCCACCGTAGTTTGCGCCAGCGCCTTGTGGAGAGCCTACTCCAGATAACATATCGTCAAAAGCCAAATTAGAAATTCGGTTTAAGAATAACATGTTTTCTTCGATAGCTCCCTGAGTGTCTAGGTTTTGTAGAATCTCATCAAACGCGGCTAATCCAGTAGCAGCATCAAATCCAGTATTTACATTACCTCTTTCAGTTACAGCAGCAAAAAGACCCTGTGTACCTTTAGCTCCAGCAGTAGCAGCTCCAGATCCCTGTGCAGCTTTTTCGCCTTCAACCATTGACATTTCTAAGTAATCTTCAAAACGTAAACGAGTTTCAGATTCAGCTTTTAAATACCATAGGTAACCAGAAGTTCCAGCTTCAGTAGCAACTTCTACCCATCCAATCTGAGCTGTGTCAGAACCAGAAACAACATATTTGTTACGGATAATAATTGGTGAGTTAGAAAATTGTGTGAATTGAGGAGTAATAGAATTGTACTCTTCGCCTGCAACTCCGCTGTCAGCTAATGTAGATCCTTTTCCATATTCAGATCCATAAACAAATATCTTTAATCCAGTAGCACCTAGCCCGCTTGTGTCAGCAGCCGTATATGGAGCAACGATAAGATCACCTGTTGTAGTATCAGAATTTGTAACTAATGCTTTAATCTCTGCGTTAGTAGCAGGATCCATAATAACAATAGTTTGGTTTTTAGAAATAACATTAGCAACATAATCCTTAGGATCAGCTGGGTTTAAATTTACAGGAATAGTAATTGTACTTACATTACCTACTACTGCATTTGTACAACCAGAGTAAGAAATGTGTAATCTATTCTGCTCAGACCAGATAACTTGGTCAGATGACATTGGCATTTCAGCACCTACCATACGTAAGAAGCCAGATAGAGTACGATTTCCGTATCTTTCTACTTCTGCTTCGTATACTTCAGGTAAGTATTGTTCTGCGAATGCAACAGTAGTTCCATCTGTAAAATTTAAGTAATTTCCAGAAAGAGCTTGTTGCTTTTGACTTGGAGTGATATCTCCAAATTGTGGTGTTAAAGCCATAATAATTAATTTTTAAATTGTTTCTTTTTTATTTTTAATTTTGTAGAATCAGCGCCACTGATAGATCTGACTTTTAACCCATTAACAAAAACACTTCCAGGCGTTGCTTGTCTAACATCATCTTTAATATTATTAGACTTTGCTGTAATTTCTTTTACAGCGTCAGCTTTACCTTGTTCGTAAAAGTGTTGAGCAATGGTATCGGCATTTCTAGCAGCATACAATGCTTTGTGATAGTCAGCATAATTTTTAACTGTACCTTTGTTATTTAGAAACTTTCCAATAACACTTTTTAGGTCAGACTGATTTTCTTTAACAACATTAGCATCTTTTACAGCGTATCTAAATTTCTTTTCACCTAAATTGAAATCAAAACCTTTGAAATCGTTTGAAAAGAATTTATTATTTTCACTTAAAAAATCCTCTCTTGTTTTAGCTTGTATTTGCTCATCTTCTTTATACCTATTAAAAAAGTCCATAGCTTTCTTCTGCTCTTGAGTAACGCCCGGTCTCAACTTGATCTCGTCGTAATATTTACTCTTAAGCCCTTCCAAATAGTTTCTGGCTTTTCCAATCTCTTCTTTATACGCAATCTTTTTCTTGCGTACATCTCTTTCATCATCGAGTTCTTCATCATAAGAAAAATCCTCTAATAAAAGATTAACATCTTCTTGATCTAAGTAAGGTTTTGTTTTAGCGTAGTACTCTTTTAATAGAGCAACATCATTGATGTTTTTATAATCCGCATTTAACCTAACATAGTCTTGCAGAGTTCCTCCTGTGTCATTCATAAAGTCTACAACTTTTTGAATATTTTCTGGCAACTCTACACCTGTTTCTTCTTTTTGTTCTACAGCTTGTTCAACTTCAGAAGATAGCTCATTAACTACTGTTTCTTCTGAAACTTTTTCGTCTGTAATTTCTTGTATTATCGGTTCTGCCGTTTGTTCTTCGGTGTCCCGTATTTCTTCAACCACTTCTTGGCTGTTGCTTTCGTCTTTGGGTTGTTCGACAACAGCATTGCTGTCATCTGTGCTTTGCTCTTGAATGGCATTGTCTTCTTCTTTTACTACTACTTTTGTAATGTCCTCAGCCTCGGCTGGTTTACTTAAATCTACCTTTATAGGTTCATTTTCTTTGTTAGAAAATTTCTTAGGCTTTTTAATTTTAAAATCGCCTTCTTGTTTCACTTGTGTTGACATAATATAATATAATTAAATAATTAAGCGTTTGATTTATTTAGGCTCAAACTGTTCTAATCCAAAACCACCTAAAACATCAAACCCAGAAGATTCAAAGTTTTTTGGAGGTGTGTTGTTTTGTCGCTGACTAATAAGCTCGCTTTGTTGCGAAGCAACTATTTTAGCTCTACCGTCTTTACGATCTTCTTTGTTGTTTTCTTTATTAATTTGAGACATTGATTGAGCTTGAGCTAATTGCATATTGTAATTAAACTCTTCGGTCATAAGCTGCTTTTTAATATTAGCTTCTTGCTGTAACTTTTGAACATCAAACTGCATTTTAGCTTGTTCTAACTGTATTTTTTGTTCGGTTAAAACTTGCTGCTTTTGCGTTTCCGCCAATGCTGTCTGTTGTGCTAGCTGAGCGTTTGCTTGTGCTTGTGCGGCAATATTTGCTTGCTGTGCTTGTTGATCTCTTTCTGCTTTTTGGCGTTGTTTTACTTTTAAAAGCTCATTTGCGGTTTTTATATTTTTTATATTTCTTATATCTATAGCATCTTCTAAGCCTATAGATCCCGCAGATAATGCTGTTTGTATATTACCCTCAAGTTGAGCTCTTTGTTCTTCATCGGGCTCAAGCTCTAAAAATATACCAAAGTCATGGAGTTGTAAATCGGCTAATTCTTCTAGCGTACCTACATTATAGTTACTTATTGATTGCTTAAGAGATTGGGCCGTTAATGGAAATGCTAAAGCATCTGAAATTCTTAATGCGATGTTTTCACATGTTGATAATGTTATAAACGCTTGCGCTTGCAATATATGCCTAGTAGCTGTATTTGAATTTGCCGCTGCTATTTTTTGTAATCCAACTAAAGCATTTTTATCAGGCATCGCCCCGTCTCTAGCCTCGTTTAATCCGGTTACATCGCGTATCATTTGTAAATAATACTGATATGTACTTATTAAAGCACTTAACTTAGCTTGCCCATTCGATGTTTGCAATTCCTGAATTGGAACTTTACCTCTATTTAGATCTCCATCCTGCGTTAAACTTCTACCTACAATAGAACCTGTTTGAAAATACATATTAAGCGCTTCCGCTGGATTGTAGTTTGTTCCATTGCCAAGATCAACTTCAGCTAGACCGTCCATATCTAAATAAACACCATCTGGTACCATTCTTGATAACACCTGTTGCATTTTTAAATGCGTTAGCTGTATCATATCGGCAAAACCAGTAATTCTATTTACCAAAGAATCTATTCTACCCTTAT